ATAATCGTAATTATTGTAATAAGAACATATATCCTTTTTACTTACACGACACACCATGTTTTTGTATGATCGTGGTACTTTTCCACGTTTATTCGCTTGTGTATACACATCCCAAACATATGGAATGTTGTATAACTCAAATATGTCACATAACTTCTTCATTCTTTTATAACCTTTTTCTTCCGTTAACCTAGTTGCTGAACAAAGTCGTAATAATTTTTTGTTTTCACTTGATGGAACAGTAATACATGGAATGATTATTGATTCAATTCCATATTCTTCCAATAATCCATCGTGTGATGATTGACTTACTGATATCCATTCACTATCAGGTATTTCTTGAAGATAATATTTAGTCCCATAGACTTTATTCATTTCTTTCATGTCAAGATGCATTACCCGATAAGCATGACCTCTTTTTACCAAGTTAAGTGTATTCATACTTACTGCATTACTGTTAATAATTAACGCATCACATGTAATTTCTTCCGTTAATTCAGCAATAACAGGAACGTATTTACTTAACGACTTTAGATTATCTAAACCAATATATTCAGTTATCACGGTAATGTTAAATAGATCATGAAATAATTTTACGAAATTAATGATAAATGTTTCAGTACCACCAATATCACTAAAGTGATGGGTATATAATATTATCTTTTTCATAAGTTACAAATTAGCTTCCTACTACTTCGATAACTGTAACTGATTGTTCACTTGCTAATTTACCATCAGCAATTAAAGTACATTTTTGGATAAATTCATCAGTATCTTCATCAAAATATTTTTTGAAAGTCATTTGTAAGTTACTATTTAAGATGTAGTCTTTTAAGTCAGCAATAACTGCCCATTTTCCACCAAGATAATCAGCAGGAACGATGTTAACTTTTCTACCTAAAATTGATTTTTCAGGTTTTCCATCTAATCCTAAGCTTGTTCTTGCAATTGGTTGACCATCATCATCAACTAAACCAATAACATCAGCGAAGCTTGCTTTACTCATGTAATATTCAGCAGTATCTTCATATGCTTCATCTACACCAGCTTCAATATCTACTAATTCTTCATAATCAATAGATTGTACTTCAGTAGCTTCTACATCAGTGATAATTCCTTTTGGTTGTCCTGAACCAGTACCAACAAATACTGCTTTTTCAAGTGCAACTATCATTGCTTCAGTAATGTTGTCAGCAACAGTTTGTTCAAATACTTCAAGTGAAACTGTTTCAGCTTCTAATGAGATAGCAACTCTAACTTGTAATTTGTAGTAACCAAATACAATGCTTGAAGTACCTTTCTTTTGCTTATCAGCAACACTTCCTTCAGCTTTCCATGAAGCAGTTGGTTTTGCACTTGAAGTTGGAATTGATAATCCACCTTTGAAGTTTGTTTTAGTAATTTTTTCGTATACCTTTCCGTATTTTTTGATTTCTTCATAAATCTTGTTCATTATAGTAGTAGGTATAACACTACCGATGTCAGTAGTCTTAGTTGTTGCATTTCCACGCATTTCTTTTCCAGTTAATACAAAGTCCATGAATGCTTGTCTATATTCTAAAGTAGAATAAACATTTCTTGTTTCTTCTTTAGCAACTGGTGTTACGTTTGTAGCAACTTCTAAACCATTATTAATTTTTTCAGCCATACTTTTTCTTTCCTCTTTTCTTTCTAATTTTTTAAGTGTTTCGTTTAACTCGTTTTTCTTAGCAAGTAAACTTCTAGATTCTTCTTCTAGTTCTTCAGTTTCTTCTTCATTATTATCATCTTCTAATTTAGCAATGATTTCATTTAATGAAGCATCAACTTCTTTTAATTGTTCTTTGATTTCATTAATATCCATAATTAAATCCTTCCTTCCTTGATTTTTATTGCCAAAGCAATTCTTTTTCTATGTTCTTGCTTCTTCTTCAAGATGTCGTTTTCCAACTTTTCCATCTCAGCTTTTTCCAAATCTAAGATTGACCTTGTAGAAATTGAAGTACTGTCATATGCAGGAATATCCACTGCACTAACATCAAACACTTTCTTAATAGATGTGATCCTACGTGTATGTGTTTCAGTATCGTAGTCGAAACCACCATCAGAAACTATATAACAATAAGACATTTTGTCTATTAAGCCATTTTTAATATCACGATACAATTCCTTATGTCCTTCATCTTCAGGATTAAGTTTAATTCTAACGTGAAGTCCATCTTCTTTTACTTCTAGATGTAAAGAATCATTACGTGTTCTTGCATATACACGACCACCATGGTTGTAATTAAAAATGACATCGGATATATCAGCTTCATCCAATGCCCTCTTATCAACAACTTCACTATATTCGATACCTTCATCTTCAAATAGAACTGTTGGTTTATCAAATACGCAAGCAACACCTTCAATTATCATTTCATCTGAATCTTTTTCTTCATTATCTTTTGCACGAATTTCAAATCCAGTGAAATTTCTAAATTCACAACCTTTATCAATAAGGTTCTTCATATTTTTGTCTTTTGCATCCTTAATCATTCTTATCACCACCTTCTTTAGCTTTATTATCAATTGGTGCAGTATCAAGTCTTCTAATAAACTCATCCCCATTTTCAGTAGAACCTAAATTCATAACCTTTCGCCATTCGTTTACACTCATAGCACCACGGTCAACCATTTCACGAAGTGCAAGTTTTGTTGACATACTTGCAAATTCAAGTGAACTAGCTTCAAGAACTATTTCATTACCACATTCTATTTCATGTTTAGTAAATAGTTTGTAAGTTAATTGATCACTTAGTTCTTTTGCAACTGGTTCAATTTCAGCTTCATAAAATGCGTTCCATTGGTCTTCAGTAAACTTGTTCTGAATTATTTCATCAGATACACCAAAATAATTTTTTAATCTTTTTTCATATTTATCGATTACATCAGCATTAGGAACATAATTATCTTGCTTAACTTGTTCAATGTCATATCTTGGATCAGTAGATGCAATGTTATTTGTATTCTCAATGTTTAGATATGCATCAGCAAATTCTTCAATTGATGTTTCTTTGTCTTCTTTTCTAAGTACAGTCTTAAATTTCATTAACCATTTAATAACTGCACTGTTTTTAATAGTTGATACGATACCTTTATCAGTAGTATCAACTACCTTCATAATATTTTTAAGTGAATTATATCCATCTTCCCCAAAGAACTCATGTTCATTGAAGTCTTTTCTTAAATGAATTACATCTTCATATAAAACTGTTATCTTTTGACCAGTTGTGAATGTAAATTTAGCATATAAATCACCATTGCTATCTTCATACAATTCCATCGTACTCGTTGGAATAGGGAAGATTGCTATCGGTATATCATTTTTATCCCTTTGGATAAAAGCAAATGCATTATTTGTAAGTTCTCTTTGATTCATCATTTTTTCAAGGAGTTTTTGCATATTCATATACTTATTTGGAAACCTAAGCAGATACTTTATATATGGAACTGGGTTTATATCAGAATCGCCATCTTTATTTCTACGGAGGTGAATGGGATTCAACTTACCAACTGCATTTACTTTTGGTCTTATACATGAACGAACTATGTCATTGTCGTATAAGTTACCATTCCAAGGGGTAAATGATGAATCACTTGAATTAACTAACTTATATTTAGTAAGTGAACTTTTTGGTTCATCTTTATCACGACCAAACATACTTTTAAACATACTTCTTTTTTCAGCCATTATCATTTCACCTTCTTTCGCATTTCTTCTATTTCATATGGTTTATCTATATCATCAGTTTCATCATTGATTGTTAGATAACTTTCTTCTAATACATCTTGAATATTAACATCAAGTCCATTTAACAACCTGTAAAGTTCCCAACTTATTGCAACATCACGTTTTATTCTTCCAATATCTTGTAAATACTTACACAAATCAATTCCTTTTCTAAATATCTCTTGATTGTTAATAATCCAGCCAAATGGTTCACCCCAATTCTGATGTTCTTTATTCTTAGCAACTTCATTACCAATAAAAATATTTTTATCAGTCTTATAATTCACAATAGTTTCAATTGCTTTTTCTGAATAGTAAACATCCCCATGCAAATAAACACATGGTTCATCCATTGGATAATATGCATCAAGCCAATATCCATATGTTTTATCATCTATAACTTCAAAAGTGTTTTCATGTTCTAATCTTTTACCATATTTATCGAATACTGGATTGTTGCTTGAAATAAATATTTCTTCAACACCATTTTCTTTTAACAATCTTATGGTTCTTTCAACCAATGCTTCACCATTTACTTCAGTTAATTGTTTTGGTGTTTCGAAGAAATCATATTTTCCACCACACATTATGATATATTTCATTTCTTCACCTTCTTAACACATATTATCGTAATTTTCTTTATATCTTTCATATACAACATACGCATCCAACAGTGCCATAGTACCATCGATACGTTTACGTTGGTTCTTACTCTTAATTGGTCGACTATTATCATTAACATCACGAAGTTCAACAGTGTTACTTAGACACCATTTATCAATCGGATTGTTATTATAATTAATTTTCTTCTTCTGCAAGTCAGCTTTTAAGTTTTTCATCGGTGTACTGAATGTTTTAGCACCTTGAATAACTGCATCCATAGAATCTTCACCAAATTCAGCTTTCATTTCATTAACCCAATATGATGATGACCAAGGATCGTAACCACACTTGTACATATAGATACCATATTTATCACGCAATTCCCTAAACCAATCAGTAATGTAGTGATAATCAATTCTATTTCCTGGTGTAAGTCTTAATAGTCCACGTTCAAGCCAAATTCGATACGGAACATTGTCACCACCTTTTTCAGATAGCTTACAACGTTCATCAAATAAGTCTTCAGGTAAGAAATACATCTGAAATACATAGAACTTATTAGGTTCTTCTTGTCTTTTACACAACATCTTACATGCAGTAAGGTCAGTTGATGCAGATAAATCGACACCAGCCAATCCATAACGAAATTTGACTTCATCAGGATTAAATGTTTCTTCA